ACTGTAACAGTATTCTTTTTATCAATTACGGATCTAATGCCGTACAGATTGAAAGCGTTACGCTGCAACAAAATCAAAGTTTACAAATAGAAGGCAACCAGGGCGAATTTACAACGCGCCGTTTTTTTGCCAACTTTATTAATTCAGGGGGCTTTAACAACCTCGTAACTGTTAAGAAAAATTATATAGGATAATGCCAGCAATAGATTTATCAATATTAAACCAAAGACAAACGCCAGCTTTTTACGCTGACACGTTAGCCAATAGGCCCGCAGCTGGTTTTGTTGGTAGGATCTTTGTATCAACAGACACTTTTGCATTTTATCGCGATAACGGTACTGGCTGGGATCTAATCGGCGGCCCTGGTACTGGTACTGTTACTGGATCGGGTGCAGCGGGCCAGGTATCTTTTTGGAACGGTGCCAATACAATCACTGGATCAAATGAGTTATTTTGGGATAATGTTAACGGCCATTTGGGTATCGGTACAAATGTACCTGGAACGGCTTTACAAATTGATCACGATCAAAATCAATTTATACGATTAAACCAAACAACAGCTACCAACGATACTAAAATTGCATTTCAAAACAGCGGTGTTGCATTGTGGCGAATTGGTAATTCATACAACGCTGGTGCAAATGATTTTGGAATTTATGATGTAGTTGGTGCAATTCAGCCAATAACAGTTAAAAAGACAACGGGCCAAGTATTAATTGGAACGCCAACTGTTGGATCGGGTAAATTAGTGGTGGCAAGTGCAACTGGCGACAATGGCGTGCAAATAGTTGGCGCAAGCGCACCTAGTTTGCGTATTGATAACGCCGAAAGCGGCCCAACAAAGCGCGCTGGTTTTGGTATTTCAACGGCTACAAACAATTTTATTCAGGGTAGTGCGGATCGTGATTTTTGTATGTTTAACGGATCAACAACAGCAAGCCCAATTTTATTTGGGGTTTATGACGCTGGCACTGGTAATGTGCAAGAAGCTGCAAGAATAAGCCCAGCAAGAAATTTTATTGTAGGAAGTAGTGTTGACAACGGAAATAAATTTCAGGTAAGTGGTGCAATAACTGCTACAAATATGTCAATTACTGCTACAAATGGAGTTGCTTTTTCTGCAATAAATAATGCAACATCATTTGAAACTTTACAAATTACAAACAATGGCAGTGGAAATATAGCAACATTTAAAAATAGTAGTTCTACTATTGCTACAATTACAAATACTGGTTTAAATTTAAATGGTAGTGCTACCTTTACTGGTTCAGGTTTAATATTAGATTTAATAGGTGGTAGTGATACTTTTTCGAGAGTAACTGGTAATAGAGGTAATGCAGATAATTTACATATTGCTAATATAGAATTTTATAATTCTTTTAGTACAAGATTAGTAGGTGAAATGAGAGGTATTACTGGTATAGGTGGTACACAATCAAATAGCGGACAGCTTGCATTTTATACTAATAATGCTGGTACTTATGCAGAAAGGTTGAGAATAAAACAAAATGGAGTGCTTAACTTAACATCAATTCCAACAAGTGCAGTTGGATTAGTTAGTGGCGATATTTATAGTAACTTAGGAGTTTTAACAATAGTACCTTAAATAAAATAATATGAAACAAATACAACCTTTTACATTATGGGTAAACGGGCAACAAGCAACCGCAACCCTTTTTAGCTTAATTATCATTAATGATAATTTAACTAACAGCGCTACATTTTACTGGCAGTTATTAGACGCGGACGCAGTTAAATTAGCAGACGGCAATTTAACAATCGGAGAGCCTGATTATGATGTTTGGGGATCTACTAGCGACGTTAACCAGGCAGCATACGACTGGGCCGCTAGTAAGTTAAATATTACACTAGTTTAATTAATCTTTAAAATACAAAACCAATGGAAACCAAACAAGCACTTGCAATCATCAAACAAATTTTAGACGCAGCTAGCAAAAGCGGTTTATTTGAAAATCTAACGGCAGCTATGACAGCGGCCGACGCTTACAATGCAATAGCGCGTGAAATATTAAAAGAAGAAAATGACAACGGATCTGTTATTTAGTATTTGCATTTTTATTGCCGCTGGTGGTGGCTTCTATTTTACAACTAAAAACAGGTTGGATAAAATAGAAAGGGATCTATCTAGGCACAACAATACCAATACTGAAATATTGGATAGATTAGCGCGCATTGAAACTAAACTTGATTTTTTTACGAGTAAATAAAACAATATGTTTAAGAACTGGAAAACATCATTATTTGGCCTAGGGGCCGTAATTACTGGCGTTGCAACTGTATTAAAAGGTGATTTGCCTAGTGGTATTACAGCCATTTTAAGCGGTCTAGGTTTATTTGCAGCAAAAGACGCTGACATCAATTTAAATAACCGTCCATAATGACAAGCCAGGCTAAAAAATACCTGGTTATTGGAGTTGTGGCGTTAATCTTATTAAGTAGCACAATGGCAATAGGGGCAAAGGCTGAGGAACTGATAAAAAAGTTTGAGGCGGACGACATCAATAAGTATTTAGACGCTTATATTGATCCAGTAGGTATACCTACAATCGGATACGGATCTACATATAATTACGACGCAAAACGTAAAGTAAAGTTAGGTGATAGTATTACAGTTGATAAGGCTATTGAGTGGCTTAGAAAAGAAACTAAAACTATTGCCCCCCAGATCAAAGCCCTAGTTAAAGTACCTATAAACCAAAACCAGCTTGACAGCCTTACAAGTTTTGTGTACAATGTAGGTATTGGGGCCTTTAAAAGTAGCACTTTATTAAGGCTACTTAATAGCGGCGCGCCTAAAAGCGAGGTAGCGGCGCAATTTGATCGCTGGAATAAAGGAACAATAAATGGCCAAAAAGTAATTTTACCAGGCCTAGTAAGGCGCAGAAGTGAAGAAAAAGCACTATTTTTAGCATAAGCAAGCAAGTTGGTTAGATAAATTTCAATGGTCTAGTACAAAAAAGGAAGCCTGGTGTGTCTACACTGGGCTTTTTTATGCCCCTATAAAAATAAATTTGGTGGTTTAAACGTTTTTACTATAATTTTACCAACGACAAACAAAAACCCTATTTTATGCAATTAAAAACCGACAGTAAGATCCTGGGCGAAATAGCCAGCTTACAACAAAAAATTTCACGCCTGGAAGCATTGCGGGCCTTATCACCTTACGAACAATGCACATTTTTTTTCTATTCTAGTTCTGGTAAATTTTTATCGTTAAATGAAAACGATTTGCCGTTTGATCTTTGTTTTGAAATAAGGATCTTAATAGACGCGGCCCTGGAACACTACCAGTTTGAAATAAAACGACTAGAAAACAGTTTTCAATGCGACGCAAATTAATTAGATTAGCTGCAATAGTATTTTTTGTGGCTATTAGCATACCTGTATGCCTATTAACTTACAGTGGCGCTTATATACTTTTTTACCTATTTAAAATTTATCACTTTTTAAAACCAAAAAAATGAAAAACGAGTATTTAAAAGATCTAGCCGACGGCTTTGGATCTATGAACAAAGTAGAAAACAAAAAAAACGACAAGCAACCCGACTACCAGGGCTATTTTAAAGCAGACGGCAAGCTATTTGAAATTGCAGGCTGGGTAAAGATTAGCAAAGCTAGCAACAAGTATTTATCTATTGCAGTTAAGGAATTTACTGAAAAGCAAACTAATAACGAATTATGATAAACGCTATAAAAGAACTAGAAAATTATATAAAAAAACTTGATCTAATTATAGAAGAAAACAATGAAACAATATATAATAACAATGTTATTATTGAAGAATTAGAAAGAGAAAATAATATATACATACAAAAAAAAGAAGAAATTTTAAACGCCATTGATAAACTAAACAAATGAAAATAGATAAAAACGCACCAGCTTTTCCAGTTATGCCAGTTCAAGATCAATTTGGGCGCCTAGTGGCACCGATACCAGGCTTAACAAAATACGAACACGTTTTATTGCAGATCCTTTGCGCAAAAGAAATGCAAAATAATCACAGTAAAATAGGACTATCAACACTTTTAAGAGAATGTGAAACACTTGCAAACGAATATTTTTTAACCCTAGAAAAACTACAAAATGAAAACGAAAATTATACTAAGGTTATTGAGATGTAGCCCTAACGTACAAGCTGCAATAGCCCTAATTATTGCGGCCATTTTAATAGGCTTTTTACAAAGGATCTAATGATAGACGGACAAAACAAATTAACTTTACAAGAAAAACTAGCACAGAGAAAATACAAGCCCGATTTTATACCCCCCCCAAGCCAGGTAATATTCACTATTGACGATAAACCGATTGGAACAATCCAAAATTTTATCGTTTTTAGTGGATTGCCTAAGGCGGGCAAAAGTACTTTTCTAGCCGCTGCAATAGCTTCTGCATTTCAACCTGGTGATGTGTTTGGAATGAAAGTGCATTTCCCAGAAGGAAGGCGCAGAATAGCCTATTTTGATACTGAAAGCAGCGATTTTGATTTTTACAGACAAGTTAATAAAATAAAGCATTTTAGCAATTTAAACAGCTTACCTACTTGGGCTGACTGTTTTACAGTGCGCGAGGACGGCCCAGGCGAAATAAGGGCCTTAATCGTTAATTATTTAGAAAATAACCCTGACTGCCCGATCGTAATAATTGACGGCCTTTTGGATCTAATTTTTGACTACAATAGTGAAATAGAGAGCCGCAAGCTGGTGAACTGGTTTAAAAAACTTACTAAGATATATAACTGTTTATTTGTTGGCGTACTTCACCAGGGCAAAGGCCTAGGCGCGCAGACGCTAGGACATCTAGGCTCAAATTGTGATCGCTGGGCTTCTAGCACCTTAGAAATAATTAAAGACAAAGACAAAAAGACCTTTACATTACAGCCGAGGTTTTTAAGAAGTTCGGAAGATTTTGAGCCAGTCGTACTTATGAACATTGGCGGCAACTGGCAGCAAATATCTATTGAAGGTGAAAGCAAAAAACCTGAAATAAAGCACCCAAAACAATTTAGTGAACTTGATCACAAAAATATAATAAACCAGCTTATTTACGGCCCTACCAGCTATAAAGATCTAATAGCAGACATACAAGAGCAGCACGCAAAAGGTATGAACTGGGCTAAACAATTATGTAAGATCTGGATAGATAAAAAATTTATTTACAAAAACGAAGCAAACCTATATGAAAAAAGATACTAAACGTTTTATAGCTTTTATGATTATGCACAAACATTTTAAACTTGTAAAGAAAGGCGCGAACTGGCGTATAGAATACAACGGCGTTTTATTACAGCCAGAAGATATAGAATTTTTAAAGTTAATTGCAAAAAAAAGCGGCCAAAAATTTGACCGCCTGGACAAAACAATTAACCCTAATTAACTGCTTATTTTCCTTTCACGACAAAGATATATAAAAATGGAATATTATACAGCAATTATTTTTTTTGAGGATCACAAAGAAATAACCCCTAAAAAATATCGGAAAATAAACCGAGTTGAAAATTTTATTGAGTTTGCCCGAAAAGTTGGCGGACATTATGTAAATTTATACGAGAAAAAAACAAAACGATTTTATTGCCGCGTCTGGCTGAACAATTAAAACAAAGCTAGCAGCCCAGTACGCCGCCAAAATACCAGCCTAGTGCTGGTTTTTTTGTGCCTGGTATGTATCGCTTAAATAGTGGTTTAATTAAAGGTGAAAAGAAAATAATTTAAACCGGTTTAAGTGGTTTAAAATAGGTGGTTTAATTTTTATCTTTTTACCAGAGGTACAAAGATAATAAATTTTAAACTAAAAGTTTAACCAACACACACTATTTTTAAAAAAAAGTTTTTTTATTGAATTTTCAAGTAATTTTTGTAACTTTGTAGCAGTATGGCAGCAAAAAAATGGCTAGCAGCCCTAGTTGGCGCAGCAGCAGTTTACTGGATTTACAGCAAGTACCGCTTTTCGCAAGGCGTTAGCTTTGTAATATCCAGGGTGGGCCTGGGTGGATCTATTTTAGATCCTCAAATCAATTTAGAAGTTACAATTAACAACCCAACCGCATATAGAACTGAATTATCAAATTTGCAAGCTGAATTATATTTAGTAGATAATACAAAGATTGCAAACGTATTTTATAATAATAGAACAGTAATTTTAGCAAATAGTCAAGCTGTATTGCCATTACAGGCAGTTACAACATTAGAAGGCGCAATAGTTGCAATAAGAGAAGTTATACAACAAAAAAATGCAAATTTTAGGTTAACTGGAACGGCTCAGGTTGATGGAATTTTATTACCTTTTGATATAAAATATAGTTTTAATGGTTTCTAAAAACGAGGTTTTAAATAAATTATCACCTTTTAGAAACTATAAAAAGGTAGTTAGTACAGATCAAACGGTAACTGATATAATAGACGGTATATTAGATACGCAAAATAAATGGCAGAAGGAATACGACAAAATAAGTGAGTTATTTGTCGGTGAAAGTGAATTTGAAACGGCTAGAAATATTTGGAATTTTTTAAAATCAAATGTACCCTACTACATTGAAAGCAATAAAAACCAAACTTTAAGAAGCCCAAGCGCGATAGTAGCTATGCCAGGGGATTGCAAAAGTTATGCTTTATTTACAAATGGAGTGTTGGATAGTTTAAACAGAAAAGGTATTATACAAGTACCATTAGCGTTTAGATTTGCGGGATATAAAGATACAACCAGGGAGCCACAACACGTTTTTGCTGTTATGTACCCAGGAACAAAAAAGGAAATTTGGATTGATCCAGTGTTGGCAAGATTTAACGAGAAAAGACAACCTAGTTTTTACAAAGATAAAAAAATAAAAATGGCACTAATTGCATTAAGCGGGGTAAATTACACAGTAAGCGACAAACGCGCAGAAATGGAAGCATATAGAGACAAACTAGTAAGGGATCGCGATAGGCTATTGCAAGCTGGCGTAATTACCCCAGGATCTAGCAAAGAACTTCAATACAAAGTAGCAATAAACAAAGTTACAGTTGCGCTTCAAGATTTACCAAGTGTTGCTGGAATAGGTAAAGGAGATAGTGAAGGTTTTGATTGGGCTGGAACATTTAACGCACTTGTTAAAAGCGCACCAGATATCATACAATCTTCAAGACGTAGTAGCGGTAGTTATGTACCTAGTCAATATCCACAACAATATCAACAATATCAACAGCCACAACAAATGAGTACTGGTATAAGTACAAATACATTGTTATTGGTAGGTGGTGCAGCGGTTGCAGCATATTTAATTTTCAAGAAAAAATAATGATAATTAAATGTAGAAAGTGCGGCTGGAAGTGGAATATATCCAAAGGCGGTTATGATCCTTACATTTGTCATAAATGCGGTATGAATAATAAAAGATACTATAATAATAAAAATATTGGTGATATTAAATTTGTGCCAGTTGTAACAAGCGAGCCAATGTCTAGTTTAGTTGCAACAGCTATTGCAACTACTGTTGCTTCAATTTTTGCAAGTTTACAAAGACCAGCTGGAAAAGCAAGAGAAGTAATAGCAGTAGTAAAAGAACAGATAAAAAATCAAGATGCTAGAACTAGATTAGCAACTGTAATTGGTGGTAGTAAACAAAATTTTAAATCCGCTGATGTTGATGTAAACGAAATGTTGTTATGGTATAGAGAAAATTACCCTAATGATTATATGGAATTAACGTCCGAAGATAAAATGTTTTGGAATACCTATCTAGATACATATAGAGAAAGATTTTTATTAAATAGACCAGATTTGCAAGAAAAATATTTAAATAGATCATATTTTACATGGGATCAAATTAACTATAAACCAGAAACACCAGGAACACAAAAAGCTGGGTTTAATATGTGGATAACATTAGCACTTGTTGGAGCTGGTATTTTCGCACTATCAAAAATGAAAAAATAATGACCGCAGCACAGAAAACAGCAAAGGCAAATTTTAAAAAAGCCATTGAATACAGAAAAAAAACTGGCGTTTCTTTAAAAGAAGCGTTTGCGCACGTTTACGGTAAAAAAGTAGGCGCGGCACCTAAAAAGAAGGCAGCAAAGAAAGCAGCACCTAAAAAAGCAGCTAAAAAAGTTGTAAAGAAGGCAGCACCTAAAAAAGCAGCAAAGAAAAAAGTTAGCGAAAAACAAGTTTTAAATAAGATCCATAAAGTAAAGGATCAAGTTAGCCAGTTAGATGAATTGCAGCATAAACATATGTTAAGCGGATTGAAAAAAATAGTAGGTATACCACATAAAGCAAAATATTATATTTCATACACTACTGACAATGGTATTAAAAAAGTAGAATATTTTGAAAAATTACCTACTGGAAGATATAAAGGTATGGATAGAGTAATTTATTTAACTAGATTAACAAATAGTGGTACTTCATTAATACCAGTTAAATTAACTAGTACAGATAAAGAACTAAAAAAATAAAATGTACAAAATTTCTTTATATACTAAAAGAAAGGCAAAAGCGTTAAATGTTATTGTCTTACCTAGTGAAAAGAAAAATAAAAAAATTGATGTTTATGATGTTTACGGTAATTTTTTAGCAAGTGTAGGTGATCCTAATTATTTAGATTATCCTAGCTTTTTAAGATATTGCGGTAAAAAGATAGCAGACGAAAAAAGAAAACTTTATAAAATAAGACACCAGAAGGATAGAACGGTTAAAGGCTCCCCAGGATATTACGCCGATCAATTACTCTGGTAGATTAAATACTTCACAACAATTTAAAAACAAAAAAAATGCGTAGAAGAAAAGCAGCAAAAAAAGCCCCTAGACGTCGCAGAATGTCTGGTATTGGCAAAGTAGGCGGCGCAGCTACCAGCGTACTTTATACAGTAGCGGGAGCAGCAGCAGCACAATTAGTTGGTAAGTTTTTACCAGCAGCAACAAACGACAAAATCAAAGCAGCGGTACCAGTTGCAGTTGGTTTGTTCTTACCAAAATTTGTAAAAGGAGCAGCGGGCCAGGGCCTAGCAGCTGGTATGATCGCCGTAGGTGGTTTAAAACTTGTACAATCTTTTGGAGTACTTAACGGAATTGGCGCATTTGCGGCTAATGTAGATTATCAACTACCTTCTGTTGCGGCATATTACAACCGTGAAGGTTTAGTAGATAAAAGCTACATGACACCATCAATTGCTGGCCTGGATGAAGAAGGCTGTTAATTGATTTTCCTTTCACCTTTATTTAAAAAATAAAAAACTTATAACAAATGGCAACTCAAATGGGAAGCAGAATGGTTTTCGAAAATGCGAAAACCTTAGTGCGCAGTTTAGGTTATAGTGTTGAACACGCTAAATTGACGCAGTCATATTTACGCAGTGAAGTAGCTTTAAGCACTTCTATTGCAAACTATCATTTACCTGTACTTGTTAACGA